TATTCAACAAGCACAGCAAAAGTTGAAAACTCATCAACAAAGCCAGTTTCAGGAATTGTTACTTGGAGAACAAAAAAAACTTCATTTAAAACACCCTGAAATAATAGACCCCTTAAAAGGTAATCAAGTTAAATCAGATATTGTTAGTTATCTAAATTCAAAAGGTTTTTCTAATGAAGATATTGGAAGGATTTATGATGCAAGATATTTTGATGTAATATTTGATGGAATGAGCTTTAAGGCTAATAAGTCTGCTAAACCAGTTTTAGCAACTAAAAAAGTCAAACCAGGTAAATTTGTTAAATCAGGTACTAAAGTTACTAAAGAGGATGAAAATAGCCAAGATAGGTTGAATAAAATTAGATCTCTTAAAAAGTCTGGTAAGCCGAAAGATGCTACCGACCTTTTATTGAGATATTTATAAACCCAATAACCTAAGGAGGACGAAATGGCTGTATTTCAAACATATCAAACAGTCGGCATAAGAGAAGATCTATCGGACATTATCTATTCAATTGCTCCAACAGACACACCTTTTATGTCAGGAGTTGCTAAAGAACAAGCAACTAACACAACGCATGAGTGGCAAACAGATTCATTAGCTGATGTTGCTGCAAATGCTGCTGTAGAAGGAGCTGACATTACCTATGGAACAATGTCTGCAACTACTAAACTAAACAACAACACACAGATCTCTACTAAAGGAATTCAAGTATCAGGAACAAATGATGCTGTAACTTCTGCTGGTAGAAACAGCGAACTTGCTTATCAAGTTGCTAAGGCTGCAAAAGAATTAAAAAGAGATATGGAAACTGCTCTTTTATCAAATGTCGCTAAAGCTGCTGGTAACGCAACAACTGCAAGAAAATTAGGTGGATTACCTACTTGGATTGCAACAAATGTTGATGCAGGTTCAGGGGGTTCTGGATCTGGTGGTGGATCTGGTAGAACAGATGGAACTCAAAGAGCTTTTACTGAAGATCAGTTAAAAGGTGTTTTGAGAAGTGCGTTTAATGAAGGTGGAAACCCTAACATGATTATGGTTGATGCTTTTAATAAACAAAAACTATCTGGTTTTACTGGTGGTTCAACTAGATTTGACCAAGCTGAAGATAGAAGATTGGTAACTTCAATTGATGTCTATGAAAGTGATTTTGGAACTTTACAAGTTGCTCCAAATAGATTCATTAGAGGTGCTAACTCTACTGCTGCTAAAAAAGGTCAAGACGCATATATCCTAGAAATGGATTATTTTGCTGTTGCGTTTCTAAGAGATTTCTCATTACAGAATCCAGCTCAAACAAAAGATGCTGACCAAAGATTCATGGTAACTGAGTACACTCTTGTTTCAAGAAACGAAAAATCTAGTGGTATGGTAACAGACCTAACTACTTCATAATAAATAAATTGTTGGGGGTGTAGCCTTGTTTAGAAATACACCCCCTCAATCAACCAATGTTGAAGTCTTGAAAGGCACAAGGCAGAACGACTAAGGAGAAAAAAAATGAGAACACTTAATGATTATTTTTTATATGGTGTAATCAATGATGTATCTACTGCACAAACAGTAAGAATACCTGTGCCAGATGCAGGAAAAGTAATTAAAATTACTTCTGTATTAGGTGGCACAATTGCTACAGCAAATGCAACTGTAACTGCAAAAGTTAATGCTACTAATATAACTGGTGGTGCTTTAACAATTGCACATTCAGGATCTGCTGCTGGTGATATTGATTCTGTAGAACCAACTGCTGCAAACAATGTTGTTGAAGGTGATTTTATCGCTTTGGCAACTGATGGAGCATCAACAAATACTCATACATTGCATTTTACAATTGTTGTGAGAAGATAAAAAAATATGGGGGTGTAAAAACCCCCAAAACTTATAGGAGAATAAAATGAGTTTTAATTATGGATTAAGACCTACAAAAACACAAAAGATTGCAAGTAGTGGTTCAAGTAGTGCTGTTACTGATGTATTTGGTTCACAAACTGAATATGTAAGAATTGCTGCTGATGCTGATTGTCATATAGAGTTTGGTGGTAATGCTTCATCAAATCCTACAGCTACTTCTAGCACAATTTTTATACCTGCTGACCAACCTGAAATTTTTAAAGTTTCACCTGGAGAAAAAGTTGCAGCTATAGGTTCTTCAAATGTTTTTGTTACTGAGTTGAGTGCTTAGTGGCGAAAAAAAAACCTTTATTTGGTGTAAATAATTATGTCAAAGAAAAGCCAAGAAAAAGACCTGGCAGACATAGTAAATCACCAAACAAAGCATTTAAACGAATGTTTAAAAAATATAGAGGACAAGGTTAGATGAGAAGAGATATTACAGTTGATGGGTTGCAAAAAACAACTTACATCAACGATGAAATGGATAAAAAAATTGCTGTTAAAGAAGAAGTAAATATTAATCCTCATTTACAACATAATAAACAATTATTAAATCTTAATGATGGTTACTCCAAATCAAGAGATTTAAAAAGAATTGCATCTATTCCTACTATTGCTTTATCTGTGTGGGCAAATGAATATAATGGTACAAATAATTGGTTTGGATTACCTAAAGAAATACAAAAAAAAATATTAAAACAAAAACTAAATAGTAATGAGTTTAAATATTTTAGAACTGCTGAAGGAAAAATATAATGGCATTATCAAATTATTCAGAATTACAATCATCAATAGCAGACTGGTTAAACAGATCTGATTTAACAAATCAAATAAAAGATTTTATTGCTCTTGCAGAAGCTGAAATAAACTCAAAATTAAGAATTAGAAAAATGTTGACTTCATCAGCATTTACTATTGATGCTGAAACAAAACCTTTACCTACTGGATTTTTACAAGTAAGAGATTTTTTTATTACAGAAGGGGGTAGTAAGTTTGCATTAAGATATATTACACCTTCACAAATGGATGAAATCAAAGGATCTTCTACATCTGGCAGACCTGTTGCTTATACAATACTTGGTGATAACTTTAGATTTGCACCTTTACCTGCATCATCTTATTCAGCAACGATAAATTTTTACAAATCTTTTGACCCCTTATCTACAAGTAATACAAGTAACTTTATTTTAACAAGTCATCCAAGTATTTATTTATATGGATCTTTATATCATGCAGCTAATTTTTTGGGTGGTGTAGAACCTCAAAGATTGCAACAATGGCAATCAATTTATACAACAGCTTTAGAAAGATTAGAGAGAAATGATAGAGAAGATCAATTTAGTGGCTCACCTTTACAAATAAGATCAGATGTAACTGTAGCTGCACCATTTAACGACACAATAAAAGTAACAACTAATAATACATAAAATGCAAATACCTTTTGGAGAATGGCTACCAGATCAACCTGAATATTTAAATCCAGGTGCTAATGTTGCAAATAATGTTTATTTTGCAAGAAC